ATAATCACAGCAGGTTGTTGGTTTTCTGGATGTAATGAACATTACCTTCCAGAACAGGATAAAGTAACCGAGATTGAACAATCAGCCTATGTTCATCCTGGTAATGATTGTGTGGATAAGTCAATTCTCCTGGGTAGATATTATAAGAGTAAAGGTATCAAGCATATAGTTGTATCAGGTTTCGTTTCTGGTAATAGAGAACACGCATGGGTTGAAGTGTGGAGAGATGGGACCTGGTACCTTGTAGATCCAACTGTTACAGATGTTATAGATGGTTACCCTATAGAGCAATACGAGGATGTATATACCAAGGAGAAGGTGTATATCGGTGATGAAATATACCGCCTGGATGAAAGAGACATTGAGAATTTTAACTATAGAAATGGTCTTTGTTGGTTGAGTTTTGAGTGTTATATAAGAGATATCAAATAAGGAGATAATAATGAATGTAGCATGTACCTTTAATGGTGAAGCAGTAAATGTGACAGAAATAAGACCTAGTGAAAGGCAAGGATACCTGGAAGTATTTTATATTGATGCCAGTAGTAATCTGGAGAGGCAGATTTTTCGTACCACAGATGATGTTATAGCAACCGCTGTAACGGCTATAGATGGCGCCGCTGTCTAATGGGACGGTTCGATAAATTCATGGAAGATGGAGATAGGATTATCTCCACTCTAAAGAAAGACTGCCGTCCTTTCATTAAGGAGACTAGTAAATCCAAGGGTAAATTTCTATATCGTGGAGACAACAGAGGTGGTATTGAAGATATTGAGTCAAGAATACCTCGTAAAGATAGATTGCCAAAGGATATGGACCCTGAAGTATCGGAATATTTGGATGGTGTGTTTAATGGAATTTTTGGATGGTATCCAAGAAGTAATGGTGTATTTTGTACACCTAAAAAGAAAACCGCGGAAGCATATGGCAGTAAAGTCTATTTAATATTCCCGATTGATAAATTTAAATATTTATGGAATGACTCCATTGAGGATTTATATACTGAAATAACTAATGACTCTGATATTTCATACCTCGTTGATATCATATCAGGTTATACAGATGACATTAAAAATGATTGGTATTTTGAATATGGTGAGTATAGTGGCAATGGTACTTGGTATTATAATGGCGAGGATACAGGAGAAGATGATAGAGAAAACGCAAGAGAGTTTCTTGTGTATAATGGTATTGTAGACAATGTTAATGATATTGATGAATTGGTTCTTGCATGGAACCCGGATGTTTCATATGATGATTATTACAAGGACATAGAGACAACCACATATAGTTCTGTTAAATCCATTATAGCGAATTACAGTGATAAAATGTTATGGAAGTGTATAAACAAAGGTAAACATGAGGTGGTATTAAATTGTAAAAAGTACTACCTGGTGAACCTAAAGTTTCAAGACTTAATACTAAAGGAGATATATGGTAAAAGGTAGTGATATTATAACGGTTAGATATGTGGAGAAGGATGATATATACCCTAAATTTGGTACCTGTGATACTTTAAACCGTATAGCATATGTGCGGGATGATTTAAAAGGGTCCGCAAGGGATTATGTAGTGGTACATGAGTTATCCCATATGACGGATATGATTCTAATAACCGGTTTCACTTTCAAGAAATACTGGTATCGTATGTTCAGTGAGTTAAGAGCTACAATGGTTGGCGGTGTTAAGCATCCGATTGGCTTTCTTAGAATACTGTGGGGAACGATTACCAGTAAGGACAGAATGTCATTAATGTATCAGTACTATATCAAAGGCAAAGGTAAAAAATCCAAACTACTCTAATAAAGAGAGATTGACATCACCAGTATATTCACTGAAAGCAAACTCTTTAACATCAAACTTTTCCGCATCATAGAACCTTAATCTTTTATATCCATGGTCCTCAAAGAAGGTTGTTATATCATGTATATCATATATTTGAGCACCTTGTTCCTTGTTAGAGTGCTTCCTTAAAGCTCTACCAACAGATTGAATTACCCTGATTTTGGATTTAAATGGCGAGGCAAGTATGATATATTTAAGATTCGGGACATTTATACCAGTACTGAATATTTGATAGGTGGCAATCAATGCTATATTTTTCCTTTCCCCTAATCGTTTCCTCCATTTTTCTCTTTCATCCGCACTATCCCTGCCAGATAAGAACACAACCTCCTTATAAGTTTCATCCTTCAAAATAGTTTCTAATACTTCACCTTCCTTCTCCACCTTACCAACTAGAAGTAATACGTTATGATCTAGTTTATCAACCAAACTGGCCAGTAACTTCATCCGATATTCATTATTAAACACTTCATCCTTCACTTCATTATATGTGCCATCAAACTCACTATCCACATACATAACCTTCATCATATTGACCGTACATTTGGATATATAACCTTGCTCTGCCAATAATCCTGATGGATATTCTCTTATGATTGGACCAATATAAGCTTTGGTGTTCCAGTTATCTAATCTACCAGAATGCATGGTTCCAGTGAATCCTAATCTGTATGGACTTCCTTTACACTTGGCTAGTATTTTTTTAAGTTCATGACTTTTTCCTTGGTGGACCTCGTCTAGTATTACACATCCATAGTTATTTAACTTATCATGATTGTTCATTAATGTTTGCCATGTGGATACAACAATTTTACGGTCCCATTCCTTTGACTTACTGTAAACCTTACCAATCAAACTACTATCAATACCATATTCAATCATATCACCATGAAATTGTTCCACCAATGATATAGTCGGTACAATGATTAAAGCTCTATCCACCTTTGTAATGTTAGAGTTCTCCAGGATTGTTTTAATGATATATGAAATCGTGAGACTTTTACCGGAACTCGTAGCGCTAACCGTGACTCCTTTCATATGTTTAAGGGCGGCCAATATGCAATCCTTCTGATATGGCCGCGGTTTAAGGTTAAGATCCCATTTTGGTTTCAAAGGTACACCCTTGAACAAATCTTTAAGCTTATCATCCACAACCAGTTTATTACGAGGATACAGTTTCTTACTAGTCCTTATAACGTCCATTAACAGTCCATATGGGAACCTTCCAAAAGTGTTTATCATGGATGCTTTTCCATTCCACCTACCCATCTTATATGGCACCATGAATCTAAAACCAGGTATATATTCCGTGAACTCGGAAATCATATCCTTCAAGTAGTCTGAATCCTCGGTGACAATTTTAACCATGGTATCTGTTTCCAACTCAAATCTAACATCCATCTATATATTCGACCTCGCGTTTTGTGAAAATGTTGACATACACCATTGCCTTTTTCCAAACCCTTTGGCACAGGTATCAAAGAAATCCACACGTATTTTTTGTAACCTTAGTAATTTTTTACCGGCGATAATACTTTTATCTCTTGGTAGATAATACTTTTCAATTTCTGGTTTGGTTAATGATTCATCATGGTTGAATCGGTAATAGTTGTACCTCTTACCAATCAGAGCATCAACCTTATCTTGTAGCTCCTCCAATTTTGACCTTTCCATGATTGTAAGTTCCTCATATTTCACCTGAAAGAAAGTGTTATCCTGTAAGCCTTCCTGGACATTGAGATTGTTAAACCTTACCATTTCTTCAATATCATGTTCCGCTTTGAGTTCTTCCAGAACTCTTTGCTCCTCTTCATTCATATATGTATTTATCCTCCATTACTTACTATTGTATCATTGTATCCAGAAAATGTAAACTTTAGTTTACAAATTATTTGGTTTATAGTATAATATGACCAAAAAAAGAGTTAGGAGAATAATATGAACTTTGAGGAATCATTGGTGGTAAAGATTAGGGGTAAATGGCATGTTGGGTGTGTTAAGGATCTTATATTTTATTCCAAAGTGGAGATTAAGAAATTATCGGACATTAAGGGGATTTCTGATTATGTAACATTTAAGAAGTTTCTGGAGGATTCTGGTAAGGATCTAGAACTAGAAAACGTTTTGAAGGAAAATATTGGAGCTGATAGTATTTACATACTCAATAAACCAGTGTATCCATCAGATGAGGAATTTGAAAAATCATGGTGGATGGATATGAATGATTTATGTAAGAATTGTAATAAAGGATGTAAGCAGAGTTCTAAGGTGGATATTGTTAGTTGTGGTTTTCAAACGAGCGGTAATTAATGGGTAGTTCTATAGATAGGGAATTCTTAGAGAGGCTGATAATCAAAGCGGTTATGGTGGATAAGGAATTCCTTGTAACACTATCCACAAATTTTTTACCGGAGTATTTCAATGATTCAATTTTAGGTGAAGTATATGGTGTGGCGACAAGATATTTAGAGCAATATAATGACGCACCACAAGAATCCATTATACTAAATAGTGTGAGAGATGAATCAAGGTCAGATGTAGGTGAAATATTAAGAGAACTGTCATCCATTGATTATGATGTTCCAAGGAACTATGACCACCTAATGACGGAGACTAATGTATATTTGAAAGAACAGTCTATGAAAAAGGCTATATTAGATTCCGTTGATATAATTGAAAGTGGTGGTAGTTTTGAGGAAATCATGTACAAGGTTGAAAACGCTTTATCTAAAGACCTAAAAATTGACCTTGGTCTTGACTATTTTGGAACTATACGGGAGAGACTTAGAAGAATATTTCTCACTTCAGAGACTAGAGTGAAAACTGGGTTCCCGGAATTTGATGAATTTATAGGTGGTGGTTTCCCGCCATATACTTTATCTGTAATATTGGCAGTGATCCACGGGTTTAAATCTTCAACATTGGCTAATTTTGCAGCCAGGCAAGTATTGGCAGGTGAAATACCTGTTGTATTTACTATGGAAATGTCAGAAGATATGTTTGCTCAAAGGTTTGATTCAATACTTTCTGGTTTGGATATTAATAGTATGTATGTTATACCGGAAATGAGAGAGGCCCTTAAAGAGAAGTTGTTATCATTTGAAGCTTTACAGGACCGTGGCCAATTATTCATTAAAGAATATCCAACAGGCGCCGCCACGGTTAGAGATTTTAGAACTTACATGAGAGAGTTAAGAATCCGTGGTATTAAACCAACAATTGCGTATTCGGATTATATTAACATTATGAAGTCTATGAATCCTAATAAGAGCGATTTATATGGATCAATGAAAGCGGTGTCTGAGGAATTAAGAGCATTTGGTAGAGAATTTGACCTTCCAGTTGTTTCTGTTTCACAATTAAACCGTGAAGGTGGATTTATTGGATTTGAGGAACTTTCTTTTAATTATGTGGCTGAATCTATGGGGATACCAGCTACAGCGGATGCCATGTTTATATATGGAATAGATGAATCCAGTGTTATATATGAGAGTGAAGTATCATATAAAATTGTTAAGAATAGATTAGGTGGTAGAGTTGGTGAGGTTGGTAAGTTTTATGTGGATCCACGGTCCTTGAAGATGTACGATTCCACAGAGTTAGACCTATGGATTCAACATGCAAGAGATAGAGGTGAAGATAGAGATTTAGCACAAAGAGACCGGATTACAAGACAAAGAGGGAGAAGATAATGATAGCATATACAATTATGAATGATGGATATGGAAATTTTCGTACAATTAGACTCCAATATAAGAAATCATTTGGACGAGGTTTAGGTTTTAAATTGGTTAAAAATAAATTGTTTGATGAAGATGAAGAAATAAGAGAGTTTTTATCCGCAAAACATAAGGTACCATTGGATAATATTTATATTGATGGAAGTGGGGTATATATAGCTCAAAGTATGGCGGATATGAGATTCTTAACAATGGCAGAAATGGATAGGTCACGTAAATGCTCTTGTGATGAAGTGGAACCCATTGACCTTAAAATCAAAATTTTGGATACCGATGCAACGGTACCTAAGTATATGACTGATGGTTCCACTTGTTTTGATTTGTTCGCTTCTGAATTTAAAACCGTTATAAGCCATGAAACGGTTAAGGTTAGAACAGGTATATCAATGGAGTTTCCGAAAGGTTATGATTTACAATTACGACCACGTAGTGGTATGTCATTGAAGTATCCTGGTTACCTGCCAAATTCTCCCTGTGTAATTGATAGTGATTATCGTGGAGAGATAATGATTCCGATATTTAATAATACTTCTGATTGGTTAAGAATTAAGAAAGGTGATTCCTTAGTTCAAGGTGTTATTGTTAAAGTTAATCCCGTTAAGATTAATGTGGTTAGTACTTTAAGTGATACGGACCGTGGAGAAGGTGGTTTTGGTTCCACTGGTAATGTTGTGGAGGATGAGGATGAAACACCAGATATAAAGAGTTGTACCGACTGTACTGATGTATGTAGGGAGACTTGTTATGCTGTCGATACTAAAGAGGATGTTATTGAAGTACCGGAAGAACCTGATACTGTTTGTAGAACTGAGGATCCTATTGGAAGTATGGAATGGAAGAAGTGTTCATTATTATGGTACATGGGGTTATTTGATAATGATAGTATTGATTTCCTTGCCAAGAAGGCCGCAAAACAGAAATCAGAACAAGGTAAGTCACAAATACACTTGACCGTAATGAATAGTAATGGCATTTCGGAATATGTGGAAAAATTCCAAAGGTTTAATATAATGATGAAGAAGTGTATGGTAGATATACAAGAATGTAAAGGAGACTGTGCTTTATAATGAGAGGATTTACCACAAAACAAATGCGAATGATGGAGATGTTGGATTACCAAATGTTGGATTGTGTGGATTGCCAACTTCATGTTAACGGTAAGTGCAAACCTTATTGGTCTGATGGTTATTATGGAAGTGCTATAATAGGAGGATCACCTAGTCGAGATGATATAAAACAAGGTGAACCATTTACGGATAGTAACAGTGATATATTATGGGAGGAAATGGCAAGAGTTGGATTGATTAGAGAGAGGTTCCTTATTCTTAATATAGTGAATTGTGGATTTACAAAGAGTGATACTAAAGCTGAATATAAACCATCACGAACACAAATTAAATGCTGTAATAAATGGTATAATAAGTATTTGAGTGTTTCTAAGCCAAGAAGGATACTGTATCTTGGTGAAACTGCAATGCATAAAATTGTTGAATGGAAAATTTTGGAAAAAAATGCATATACCCACCAAGGATATGATTTTCGTGATTCAAAATTTGATATGGTGTTTTCCGTACATCCAGATTATGCTACATCTAAAGGTGATGAAGGAAGGATGTTATTAAGGAAAAGTATTGAAGCGTTTAGAGGGTTATCTGAATGATAGTGAGATGTGAGAAATGGATAGAGTGTGATGGAAACAGAGGAGATTGTGCTCATTATGAACCACATGAACATGAGGGAAAATATGGTAGTTGTGATAATTGTAAATGCACACATATAGGAAGAATTGTTTTAAGTTGTATACCTATTATGGAGAATGATATAACTAAAGCGTTTGATGATATAGAACGAGTAATATTTGGCGATGAATTGGATAAGTATCCAAGTAAACCATCCAAGAAGACTGAACCATCCAAGAAGGTAAAGAAGTTAAAGAGTATAAGAAAATCTGGAACTACAAGATGGGTAACAGAAAATGATGATGTATGGTCAACATAGGAGAATGAATGGACTTAGATAAAGAATTTAAAGAGTGGGAACAAAAACAAGTATTTGAGTGTATGGAAACAAAAGAATTGAACCAATATTTGATTAGCGAACTTGAATTTTTATCAAAAATGGATGCACAAGAGTATACACTGTATCGTAAATGGTTGGAGATTAATAACAAATATGGATTAAAGGAATCAAAGAATCCTTTTTTTGATGTACCACAAATACCTGCTAAAATAACGAATGTGAAGGATTTAATGTGGATACCTGAATCTCCAGAAGATTATTCAAAGATAGAACCAGTATTAATGTGGACGATGGAGCATAAAAAGTTTAATGATGTATGGACAATACTCAGAACATTTACATCAACAATGATTAACAATTCTAATATTGGACGTAATTTAAGATTTGTTGTGGTTGATAATGTTACAGGTAAATATCTTGGTGTGATTTGTTTAAGTTCTGATTTTATGGACCTTACACCAAGAGACAAGTATATTGGATGGAGTAGAGATGTTAAGACCAAGCAGAAGATGATAAACCATACTGCAATAGGGTCATCAATTGTACCTACACAACCATTAGGATTTAATTACGTTGGTGGTAAGTTAATAGCATTATTAACATTATCAGATACATGTGAAAATGCATGGAATGAAAGGTATGGTGATAAGTTGATTGCAGTAACAACAACTTCACTATATGGATCGTTTTCTCAATATCAGAATTTAACATATTGGAATAAAAGAGGACATTCAGCTGGATCAATAAAATTTGAACCTTCAAAAGAAACCGTTATGAAGATGAGAATGTGGTTGAAATGCAATCGTCCGAAACGATATTGGGAATGGTATGAAGCTAAAAACCCCAGTGGTATGCCATTAAAAAGAGACCATAAACAAAGGTCATTATCATTCATTTATAAAGAGTTCGGTATTGATAAGAAATTAATAGAAGCAAAACACCATCGTGGAATTTATTTTTCAATACTGTTTAAAAATTCTTGTGAGTTTTTAAGAAAAGAGATTGGTGAGGATGTACTTGTTAAAAGATTCGATAATAGTACTGATTCATTATCTAAAATATGGAAAGAAAAGTATGCAAAGAAACGTTTAAAGAATATTATGAAGGATGGTAGATATAATTCAGAATCATTGTTTTATGATGATATGTTAGTAATGTCATGGGAAGAAACAAAAAACAGATATTTGAAGGAGGTTGGTAGATAATGATATACAAAGAGATTAAGAAGGATTTATTTACTGTGGATGATGATTACTACCTTGCTCATTGTATTGCTTCCGACCTTAGAATGGGTGCTGGCATAGCGGTGCCAATGAACAAGAAGTTTGGATTAAGGGCCAAGATTAAAGCTAGTGGACAGAAGTTAAAGGCCCCGACATGTATCCTCACAGGTAAAGTGTTCAATCTTATAACAAAATCTAAGAGCGGTGGTAAACCAACTTATAAGACTCTGGATAAAGCCTTACTATCTATGAAAAATTTGGCAGTGATTATGGATATCAAGAGGATAGCAATGCCGAAAATTGGTTGTGGTTTGGATAAATTAAGCTGGGGTAAAGTGAGGGAAATGACAAAGGAAATGTTTAAGGATACTGATATAGAGGTGTTAGTATGCAAAAATTGAAATATTTATTTAGTAAGAAATCACCTGGTTATAATTGGTTTGAGGTTATACTATGTAGAATAAAAGGACACCCCGCTGGTGTTGTGTGGTATGGTATTAGTAGATTGGAACCAGATATGACATGTAAAGGATGCGGAGATAATTTAGAATGATTAAACGATTGAAATCATTGGATGAAATTAAAGCTATGGAAGGTGTCAAGGTTAATCCAAACGGCACCATAACCAATCTGAATTGGTGTGATGCTATAGTTGATAAAATGCATAGACATTTTGATAAGAATGTTGATATTGAGAAAAGTGGTCGAATGTATATGTTAAGAGGTGATGGTCAGGTATGGAATATTTGTGAGGAGTGGATTGAAGTGAAGGAAAATAAAATTAGCCAGATATTTAATAAATTAATAGGTGATGTGGATGGTTAAGAAGAAGTTATTTCCATTGGATTATATCATTGATAAGTATGATGGGGAAACCGATTCTAATGGTGATATAGAATTTGCTAGTGAGAATGTGTTTATAGATGCTAAAATGTATTCATTGTTTGGTACCATTGTAGAACTAAACCGTGATGATGGAGAATATTTATGTGATGAATGGACAATTTTAGCAGAGTGGGTGGATGAGGATTGGATTGAACCCAATCCAATAAACGATGCCTTAAAGGAGATGGAAAATGCAATCCATGGAATAATTGACACGGTGGGGTGACATTTTATGCAATATTTGATATAATTAATTAAGGAGGACTAGAACTATTTTCCGTAACATATACTATGACACAAGAAAATCAATGATACATTTGTGGGAAACCTTCAATGGTGAGAATGTATATAATGCATATGATTGGGTTCCATATGTATTCATGAGAGCAAGTGAATCTGTTGTAAGTACTATTGATGGTATGCCTGTTTATAAGAAAGAGTTTCCAACATATAATGATTACTATAATTTCTGCAAGGATAATTCCAATACATTTGAGGATAAATGTAGGCCAGAATTACAATTCCTCGCTGAAAGGTACAATACTATACCTGATGAGGACATTGAGTCCCCAAGGCTAAAAATATATACAATAGACATTGAAGTTGTTGCTGACAAAGGATTCCCAAATCAATTGGAGGCAACGGATCCCATTACAATTATATCCTTATATGATAACATGTTAAAAAGAACTGTATCGTTTGGAATTAAACCATATACAGGTGATAAGGTTGTGACATATGTTCATTGTGATAAGGAAGTAGATTTATTAAAGAAATTCTTTAAATATATTAACAAGCATCCACCAGATGTAATTACTGGATGGAATGTTATGAACTTTGATATACCATACATTGTGAACCGCTGTAAAACATTATTTGGTCAAAACACAAGGACCTATAATATGATGTCACCAATCAATAATGTTAGGTCATGGAAATCACAAAAAACGGATGAAGTTGTTTATGATATAGCCGGTGTAACGATCCTTGATTACTATATGATATACAAATGGTACTCACCAAAAAACCTGGAATCATATACATTGGATTTTGTTTCCAAGGTTGAGTTAGAGAAGGGTAAGTTAGACTATTCGGAATATGAAGACCTGAATGATATGTATGAGAACAATTGGAACAAGTATGTAGATTATAATATCATAGATTGTAAAAGAGTCCATGAACTGGAGAAGAAACTTGGATACATTAAACTGGTTCAGTCCCTATCATTATTAACAAGGGCTCCAATGAAACACTACAATGCAATGACTCAGTTAATTGAAGGAGCCATGCTAACTCATTTCCGTAGGAACAACCTTTGTGCTCCGCATTTTTCTGGTGGTTCACAAGAATCATTTGAAGCGGCATATGTAAAAGAACCAATAAAAGGAATGCATGAATGGGTTTCCTCAATAGACATTATATCCTCTTATCCTTTTCATATAATAACTCTTAATATGTCAACAGAAACATATATAGGGCGCATACTCGGTATAGCGGAAAATGATGTAACGTTTTATACTAGAAGGAGAAGTTTTCCATCCTTTGAAATGTTTAAGGATGATAGAATTGTAAAGTTTAATGGATCGAAACTGGATAATTTCAATAGAGCATTATCCAGAGGTTTAATGTCTATAGCCCCTTGTGGTTCGTTATTTTCAAATACTGAGGATGGTGTATTGGCGCTTGTGGAGAGACAGATATTTGGAAAGAGAAAAGAGATTAAGATGAGAATGAATAAATTAAAGAATGGGCTTCATGAGTTAAGTGGTGATGAATATGACAAGGTAAAGGATAGAGTTAATGAACTACATGCGATTCAATGGAGTTTGAAGATTCTACTAAATGCCGTATTCGGCGTTACCGCAGTTCCTTATTCTAGATATTTTAATACTAACATTGCCGAGGCGATTACTTCTTGTGGTAGAAGAACTGTAAAGCAAGGTGAAAATTTTGTAAATGAGTTATTAAATAATGATGATAGCTTGAAAACAATTTTAAGTGAAATTGATATAAATGTTATATTATGAAAAGAATATCTTTTGAACTAATTAAAAAGTCATTTGAATTAGAGGGTTATGAGGTATTAACCAAAGAATGTGAATATAAAGGCGCTTGGAATACTAAAATTGACTTTATTTGTCCAAATGGTCACAAACATAGAATGATATATCCAACATTTAAGAAAGGTCATAGATGTGGTAAATGTAAAAATCTTCCATTTAGATATATAGTGGAGTCATTTGAATCAGAAGGATATAAAGTATTAATCAAAGAGAATGAATATATCAATACTAAAAAAACTAAAATAAGATATAAGTGTTTAAACGGACATACTAATATAGTGGAGTGGAATAATTGGCTGCATGGCCAACGATGTCCAACATGTAAAAAAATTAGTTTTGATATGATTAGAATATTATTTGAATCAGAAGGATATAAGGTACTAATGGATAGTAATGCTATTCTAAAATCTGTATCATATATACAATTTGAGTGTCCTAATGGTCATATACATTCAATAAAATGGAATAACTGGCAACAAGGACAAAGATGTGGTTTATGTAAAAGTTTAAATACCAACAATATTATTACATCTTTTGAATTAGAAGGATATAAGGTATTGACAAAAATAAAAGATCAAACATGCAGTAAAACACAGAGAATTACATTTAAATGTCCTAATGGTCATAAACATTCAATAAGATTAGATCATTGGATATCAGGAGTTAGATGTGGTCCATGTAAACAATCTAAAGGTGAAAGAGAGTTAAAAGAATATATAAGAAGTGTTGATATAAAATTTATAGAGAATGACAGAACTCAAATTCTAAATTACATAACAGGTAGAAATTTGGAATTGGATATATGGATACCATCATTAAGGAAGGCTATAGAATTTAATGGTGATTATTGGCATCAAAATAATTATAAGGATCATATTAAGAAGGTTCAATGTAAATATAAAGGAATTAACTTATTGATAATAATGGAAAGTGATTGGAATACTAAAAGAGGTGAGTGTATAAATAAAATACGGAGGTTCTTAAATGAGTGATGTGGATTATGTGGCTTATGTTGATACGGATAGTTGTTATATTCTGGTACAGGATTTTATTTTAAATAATATCAAGGATAGTAGTAAATGGTTAGAACTTAATGATGATATAAAAATAGATTATGTAAAAAGAATATCTAAAATTATTGAAGATTATGTTAACCTTAAAATATATGAGGATGTACAAAAAGGTGATTATAATTCCAAGGTTGATGATTTTAAAATAGAATTTAAACAGGAAACTATATCTAAAACTGCATTGTTCGTTAAGAAAAAGAAATATGCTTATTGGTGTGTAAGTGATGAGGGATCTAGTGTTGATGAACTGAAAGTTACGGGATTAGAAATTGTAAGGTCTGATAGTTCGGAAGCTGTAAGGTCAAAATTGTCTAATATTTTGGAATTGATTCTTAAAAAGACATCCGATAAAGAATTAATTGATTTAATATCACAACATAAGAAGGATCTTAAAAAAGTATTACCTGAAGAAATTGCCGCAAATATTGGAATCAATAATATTAAGAAGTATATTGTTAATGATAAATCTATAAAAGGTACACCATGGCATGTTAAAGGTGTTGCTAATTATAATAGATTGTTGAAAGACCTTAAAATTGTGGATGACTATGAAGAAATCCAAGAAAGTGTCAAGGCAAAGGTTGTGTATATTATGAATAATCCATATGGTATGGAAACAATAACATTCTATAGAT